ATCGTATGCAAGAGTCAATGCCAATTCAATCAGTTTCAACTTGTCTTCTAGTTCCTCTACAAGTTCAACGTCACGAATATTATATTCGATAAACTTTTGATAATTTAGTCGATAGAGTTGATGTAGAGAATCATATTCTTCATATGCAATTTTGTTCTTGCCAAGTTCTACACTTGCAATACTGTCGAGTTTATATGATTCTTGTGATGCACCACCGGGAGCATACTTTCGATACAGTTCGATATAATCAAGCATTGCAACACCGACCATATCATAAACAATATGATCCTTTGCCATGAGAACTGCCTTACGTTCAGAAATATAATTCCAAGGAGAAAGAGTCTTTGCATCTTTCTCCCCAAGAATTCTCTTGAATCGATTAACTAGATATGGAAAGTCAAAGAACTTGATATTCCATCCGGTGATGATATCGGGATAACGAGAAGTCCAGATTTCAAGAAACTTCTTGCAGAGAGTCCATTCGTCTCTGCACTTGATATATGTAATTGCTCCGCTATCTGTCTTATAGTCACCACAACCAAAAACAAAAGTCATACCACCCATGAACTTCAAGGTGATTGCTGTAATTGCTTCTGTTGCGTCATAGGGGTCAGGAAATCCGTTTTCTGAACCAACTTCAATGTCTATCGTTGCAATAGAAATTTTTGATTGGTCCCACTCGACTTCTTTAGGATGAGTGTCAGCAATGAAAGTATATTCAAATCTTGTATTACCGTAAACTTTCTTATTGTCTACATCTTCATTTCGTTTTACATAATCTCTTGCATCACGAATAGAATCAAATTTAAATTCATGAAGATATTCACCATACAAACCCGTAAACTTTGTGACTTTGTTTACGGGTTCGTACAGTTTAGGTTGATACTCAATTTTTTTACATACTCTCTTTCCGTTTACGATTCCTCGAAAGAGAATATTGTTTCCAATACATTGAACGTTAGTATAAAAATTGGTCATCCGAGAATGAGATCCTTCTTAGCAAGTACGATACCTGAACCGAAAATACTATTATAATTGCTAATGAAATCTTCTGCTGGCATATATTCGTAGACAACATTCATCTTTGCAAGTGTCATCTTACTTCCAGTCTTCTGTTCTGCGTGAATTGGAAAAGGAGTAAATCCTACATTGGGGCGGCCGTCTTGACCTCGAACAACAGCAATACCTACCGGATTAACAATATGATAATCAAACTCAGATTCTTGTTCTACCTCTGCAAGAACTTCTTCTCCTGTGATTAACTTAAATGCTTTGATGTTCATAATTGCCTCATGAGAAAGTGGAGCGGGTAGTGGGAATTGAACCCATCCTCTCTGGCTTGGAAGGCCAGGGCACAACCACTATACCATACCCGCGGTTGATTTTGGATTGAATAAATACTTATAATCAATCACTAAAGAAAGAAACAAATGGACTTCTTTAAATTGGTTGCTGATGTAGGATTTCCTATGGCAGCAGCAATTTGTTCGGGGTACCTAGCATTTCTTACTTTAAAGTTCATTCTATCAAGTGTATTGAGTTCTGTCAAGAGCTTAATAGGTATAATTAATGCTCTCGACAACAGGGTTAAAACAATGAATAACGATGTTATTAGAATCGACACTTTAGTATCGAATGCTTTAGGTGTTGAGCCTGACATAGAAAGAATCTCAAGAGCAGAAAAAGAAGGCTCTAGAAAGGACTAACATGAACATCGTAGAATTCATCAATAAGTATGGATTCCCTATTGTAGCCTGTTTCGGAATGGGTTACTTAATTTATTACGTCTGGATTTGGACAACAAAAGAAATAAAACCTGTTGTGACTGAAGCAAATAATACTCTTATTTCTCTTGTTGACAGAATCAGAATGCTCGATAATGACTTGATACGTTTGAATCAAAAAATTAAAACAATCATTTCTTTGACACACAAAGAAAAATAGTTGGTGCGAGAGACGGGACTCGAACCCGTACAGATTTCTCCGGCAGATTTTAAGTCTGCTGCGGCTACCGATTACGCCACTCTCGCATTAACTGGTCCTCCCGACAGGATTCGAACCTGTAACGTGCCCCCATCTAGAGCCAATGCCGGGTATAAGCCGGGTGTTTTACCATTAAACTACAGGAGGAAAAACTTTAAATAATCTGTTTCAATCTGTCTGCTGCATAACTAGCAGCGAACGCCTTAGGTTTAACAAACGGTACTACATTACAAGTACCTTTGATATAACCGATTGCTTGTTGAACAACACAAGAAGAACCATGCATTTGATTGGGATTGATATCCAAATGAACTTCTACATGACGGTCTTCAAGAACATCAGATAGTTTTTGAAATAGTTCAGATACCTTATAAACTTCATTCATCAATCGCATAGAAGGTTTGTCTTTGCGTTGGTCATAATCTTTTTCTGTCGATACTTCTCCAAAAATCTTACATCCATGTCGACCTTCTAGATGAACAACAATAGCAACAGTATAATCAGCATACCAAACTTCTTTTGAAATGTATCGTTCTGAGTCAGCACCTAGATAAATCTTAGTATCGGGACCTTGTTCAGAAATAAACTGCTTCACTTCTTCAAGATTGAGTTTTTTCATTGCTGCTGCTTTCATCAAAGTATGCTCGTAGTATATATCATACTTGGCCAAATGTCAAGAAAAAAACCGCCCGAAGGCGGTTTCTTACCGACTCAATAAAAATTAAGCATTTTCTGCTGTGTAATTTTCAAGAGTCTTCTTAAACTTGTTAGCATGACTGCGTTCTGCCTTTGCTAGGGTTTCAAACCAATCAGCAATTTCTTCAAACCCCTCATCTCGGGCGGTCTTCGCCATACCTGGATACATATCGGTATATTCGTGTGTTTCGCCTTCGATTGCTGAATGGAGTGCATCAGAAACAGAATTGACTTGTTCTCCAGTACCAGGATCACCAGCACCTAGAGTCAACAAATATTCCATATGACCGTGTGCGTGACCTGTTTCGCCTTCTGCTGTATTTCGAAAGACTGCTGCAACTTCAGGAGCACCTTCAATATCAGCCATATTTGCAAAATACAAGTATCGACGGTTTGCCATCGATTCACCAGCAAATGCTTCCTTCAAACACTCTTCAGTCTTAGACCCTTTTAGATTCATTCTCTTCTCCTATCGCTCAAAAAAACCGAGACGTACTTTCGCAGAGGTCTCGGGCATATTATATGTATATGTGCTTAACGTGCAGCAATATACATGGTAACTTCAAATCCAAAACGCTTGTCTTGTGCAGTTGGCTTAGTCCACATATCAATCTCCTTAATTAAGAACTCACACAACGTCTGTGTGTATTCATATTTAATCACATCTTGAGTTTTTGTGCATCGTACAACTCACTAAACACAAGTAATGAAAATTATTAGTCTACTTCCATCCACTCACCATCCGCCTTGAACTGAACTTTATAGATTAATTCTAAGTACGTTATATGTGAGTGATTTAAAATCAATCTTCCTCGATGGTCTCTTTGAAGATGATATACATTGCCGGGAACTGGCTTGAATGCATAATTTGCCTGGTCGATTAGAAGAGCCAAGTCCATTGCTCGTCTTATTCTCTCATATTCTTTAACTATAATTTCTGCTTGCTTTTGTAAATAAACAACCTTTTCATTATATCGATTTACCGATTGACTAAGATTATATGACTTCACATCTTCTACATTGACCGGAGCAAAATATACACTTCCTACTTCGGTTGGATATGATAAAGAATTTCTATCTAAACCCGCAACATTTAACTCTTTTGGTAAGTCCCACGGGTTTTTCAAAAGTTATTCCTCAATAACTCCAACAACTTCATCGATATGAATCTTATACAAGTCATCACCAATCTTGTGAGCTGCATTCCAATTCAACAAAATGATATCTCCTTCTTTGAGTTCATCAACTTCAGTTCCTACATTCAACACCTTTGCTCGTTGTGGTCCACTTGCTCTGGTCAAGACAATACCAGATTGAGTAGTTAGGTCTTGTTCTACAACACGAACAACAACATTGCGTCCTAATGCTCTAATTTTCATTTTAAATTCCTATTCATAAAATTATTATATAAAATGCTTTCTTTTTCGTATGCTTCTTTTTCCCAAGGATACTCAAAATAACTTGACAATTCTCTATCGAAAAATGTTCCTTTCCAATATTCTAGAGTATCATCAATTTCTTCTAAAATATACTGCTTTATATGAATCATTTCATGTGCTAATATTTTTAGCATTGGTTCTTCATATTCTTTTGCAAGGTAAATTGAAAATTCTCTCGGTTTACCTTTTGTATTATAATCATCAATATCAACAAATGCAGCTTTGTTCTTTACATTGTATCGATAAAAATTTACTGTTATGGTGCAGTTATTTCTGATTCTTTTAGAGTCAATCAAACAAGAGGAATAATAATCTACAGCAGACTCAACTTCCTTCTTTAGATTCTTTGGACAATTTCTTACAATTATCTTCATTAAAGAGTTCCGTACTGTTACCTTGTTGTGCATCTCTATATATGTTGTTATATGTAATCTTGACAGGATCAAACCAATCTTTTAGCAAATTTTTAACTATATTCTTATCAAAGTATTTACAAGAAAAAACGTCAAGATATAGGTCACCATTGTCATCAAGAAAATGCGCCATAATGTTTGACGTTTCAATTAGTTGGATTGCTGTCCATCCTGCTTTATCAGTACCATCTGCAAAGTGTACAAGTTGAGGTTCACCATAAGGAACCATATCAATTTGTTTTACAATCTCTTTTATAAAAGATGCAATATACTCTTTGTCTCTTGCTTTTTTATAATCGCAGCACATCGCGTTTAAAATAAGATGCTGTCCCCAATATTCTACTGGTGTTTTATTTCTCATGTTTTATCACCTCTATGCCGCATTTCTTTAAAAAGTCTATACCATCATTGAGTCTATATTGTTCAGAATAATAGACTTTTTTGATTCCAGCTGTATATATCTGCTTTGCACAATGAATACACGGAGAATGAGTTAGGAACATTGTAGAATCTTGTCCTGACTCTGAACACTTTGCTAACTTTGCAATTGCATTTGCTTCTGCATGAATGACTTCATCTTTTGTTTTAAGTTCTTCAGGATAATATTCAATTGTTCTACTTTCTGCATCAACAACTTCTCTTTCAGGAATTAAGACTTCACATTCGTTGTCCCATCCTGATGGGGTACCATTATAACCAACAGAAATAATGCGGTCATCTTTTACAATAATCGCACCAACTTGTAATTTTTTTGCTGTGGACAATTCTGCAAATCTCTTTGCAACATCCATGTAAGCATCAATAAATTTCTGTTTCATAATACTCATATAATGGTGCGCCCGGTAGGATTTGAACCTACACTCAACGGATTATGAGTCCGCTGCTTTAACCATTAAGCTACAGGCGCGTTGATTGGCCTGCCTGGAGGGATTCGAACCCCCGACCGATAGCTTAGAAGGCTATTGCTCTTCCGGCTGAGCTACAGGCAGAATGTTTTACTTTGCTCCAAACAAGTGTTGAACAATCTTTTCGTTAATCATATGAGGAATCGACAAATAGGGTTGTTCTAGTAGAAATGGACAACTTGTTTTCCATTTTCCATTCCTCACAAAATATCCATACTCATCCATATCTTCTTGCTTTGTAGCATCAAAGAATCTATGTTGTGTTGCACACCTAGTATGATGAATAAAATTACTTAATGTACTCAAGACTATCCTTCTTCATATAAAAGATTGTAACATTTTGATTTGACTCAGGGTCAACACGCGAAACTGGAAGAAATACTGCTCCGTCAATTTCTTTAATTTGCCATGCGGAGTTGTTGTAATACACTTCCGAATCACGCATACGATTACGCACCTTTCGAATTACTTCGACAGGTCGTAATTGCTTCTTATTTGGTCGTTTTGCTGTATGTTTCATAGTGATTATATAGTACACTAGTTCTGGACAAAAGTCAAGAGGGGAATTTGCTTCCCCTCTTTGTTTACCACTTACTTGTTGTATTGTCTGTTCAAATACTCCCATTCCTCATCGGTAACGGGCCACCAGTTCATGACGGATCCTTGATTGCAATCTTCTTTAGGTTGTTCTGTGTGTTAACAAGATTTTCCAACCAAATCTTCAACATACCATTAACAATCTCTGCATCTTTGATTTCAATCTTATCTGCTAGAGTGAATGTGCGTGTGAAGTTACGATTTGCAATACCTTTGAACAAATAAGATTCTTCTTCATGACCATCTTGTGCATGACCACGAACCACAAGTTTATTGCCGTCTAGTGTGACTTCTAGGTCAGACCTAGTGAAACCAGCAACTGCCATTTCGATGATATAGGTATTTTCTTTGACCTTGCGAATGTTGTATGGGGGATACGAAGGAAGGTTCTTTTGTACATTCTTGATTTCGTCTAGAATAGACTCAAAACCAACTGAGAATGGATCAAAAGTCTTACGCAGGTCAAACAGGCTAGGAATAGTTGTCATATTCATTTCTCCTTAATTAAGCAAGTTTAAATTTGTGGACCCTGATTAGGCGACCACATCATATTTATATCATAATGCAATAAAAATGTCAAGTTTTAATCTCGTTCCAATATATTATTTGCCAACTACCATCATGATTTTCTACTAAAGCGGAGCATGATTCTACCCAGTCGCCATCGTTCATGTAGATGACTTCTTCGATTTCTTTGATTTCCGGCGTGTGAATGTGACCGCAGATGACTCCATCGAAACCTTTTCGTTTGCAGTATTTTGCGAGGTTTGATTCAAATTTGAAAATGAAATCGACCGCTTTCTTGACTCTACTCTTGAGATAACGGCTAAGGCTCCAGTAGCCGAAGCCGAGACGATGACGGATAGAGTTAAAAGTAGTATTAAGATTAAGAACAATATCATATGCTTTATCTCCTAAAAATGATAACCATGGTGCGAGTCTTGTTATACCGTCAAACATATCACCGTGTACAACTAGATA